AGAGTCATAAGTCTCTTTTAGTTTTTGGTCGAATTCAGTTAGTTTCTCATGTTCAGAATTTCTGTTTTTAAGTTGATTGGTAATAGTTTGAATTTCTGATTCAAGTTCTCTGATTTGTTTTTGGCATCCAGAGATCTTAACATTGTTTTGAGAAATTTCATTCGTGAGTTTGGTTGATTCTTTAGTGAGTGAGACAAATTGACGTTCCCTTTCTTCTTCGTTTTCTATTGCCTTTTCTAGTTCTTGAAAACCAGACTGTAGTTCTTTTGCTTTTTGTTGGGCTTCGTCAAGTTTATTTAGCCTTAACTCTTCATCAATATTCTGTGTACAAGTAGGACATACCGTATTTTTTGAGAAGAACTTATGTTCTTTCTTTACGGTTGATGCCTTGTTTGATATCTTTCCCTTTAAATTTCCCAACTCCTTAAGTTTCTTACTAGCACCTATAAATTTTTCTTGATCTTTTATCAAATCTTCAATAGTAAATGATAAGTTTGAGTTCATACTTGTACATCCTTCAGACTCAAGAGATAATAGATCTATCTTTTTTCTCTTAGATTCAATTCTATCTTTACCTCTCTTTTCAACTTCTTCCATAAAATTTTGTTGCATCTCTAATTTTTCTTTGAGAGATGTTTTCTTTAACTCTAGTGTTCTAACTCTATCCTTAATCTCTCTTATCTTATCTCTAATTATTGTATTCATTGCAGAGAATATCTTAATGTCTAAGAGATCCTCAATTACCTCTCTTCGATTTGATCCTGACAATTGCATGAAAGGCACAAATGTAGATGATCCTAAAATTACAATCTGAGTAAAGGATTTATAATTCATCTTGATTACATTTTGTTCCAACCATTTCTGTTGATCATTCGCAGCAGAAGATTGATTCATCATCTGTCCATTACGATGAATCTCAAATATATTTGGTTTGATGCCTCTACGAATAAACCATTCAGTTGACCCAATTTCAAAATCAAGTTCAACTACACAATCTTTCTCGTTTGTAGCGTTAACGAGTTGTGATTTATTAATCTTACGAAAAGGTTTATTAAACAAAACAAATGTAAGTGCATCTAACATGGTAGACTTACCAGCACCATTTGTTCCTATAATTACTGTATTCGATGTTTTATTTAAGTCAATTTCAGTCCACTGATTACCAGTAGACAGCAAATTACGCCATTTTATCTTTTTGAAACAAATCATTCTTTGGTGGAACCACGATATCGTCTGGTCTAATTATATTATACATGTAATCATGATTTTCGCAAGCCTGCATTGCAACAAAATCATCAACCTCGATTACACTCATCTCTGGATAGTCATCCTCAATCGATATTAACTCAGCATATCTATCCGCATCATCCTCTTCTTCAAACATTATAAGAATTTTTTCTCCATCATCATTCTCAAGAGAGAATGCACCATCTTCTTCAAATCCTTTAACTGCTAAGATAAACATTACTCAACCTCACAGGCCTCCTTATACACGTCTTGAAGTATTTCTGTAATCACAGATTTATCCAAATCAACTTCAGACTCCTGTATATATCTATTTAATAATGATATTGTATCTTCAGATTCATCTGCTTCAAACTCTTCTCCTTCTGTAAAATCAAAGTTCTCAACAATCTTAAGTTCTGCTAGATTTGATGAGTAGAGCTTATCAATATACTTTTCAAATTGTTTTGGATCTGATTTCTTACGAACAATTACTTTAAGTATTTTCTTATCGTATTTCGTAATATCTAACATTTGATGTGGCGTATCCTCATAATATAAATTATGAAACATTTGATATGGATTATTCACTGGTGTATGAACCAAAGTATCTGTATCAAACAAATGAAATCCACGTTCTCTATCATTGACATCATTCCAATACATTTCATATGGATTGCCTAAGTAGAATACATTTTCTTTATTTGATCTCATGTGATAATGTCCAGAATAAACTTTATCAAATTTATCAAAAACATTTGCATCCATACCATGTTCCATGAAATGTCCACGAGTTGCCATGAATCCATTTAATTCAAGATGACCCATTACACATGAAGAATCACTCTCTTCAATCAATTCAAAAGTTTTATCTTGATTCTCAGGATTAATCCAAGGCACAAATAAGAAATTTGTTTTATCTATTTTAACTTCTTCAGCTTCTGAATATATTTTAACATTATCATATTCTCTCAGAAAAAGACCAACACCAGTTAGATCATTTGTGTTCTTATAGTATGCAGTATGGTTCCCAATAATCGTATGAATCGTGATTCCTAATTCTGCTAACTTATCATAATAATTATTTTTTGCCCACTCTAATGATACAAAATCAACACCCTTACGGCTATCAAATGTATCACCCATGTCAACGATAGTAGTAATTCCCTCTTTAATTAAAGTTGGAAAAAATATATCTTCGTAGAATTTTAAAAAGTAATCGTGAAAAAGTTTAGAGTTTTTTCTTGCACCAAAATGTTGATCTGTAATAATGGCAATCTTCACTGATAGTTCATCCTTGTTTGTACTGCATCTTTGATTTGATTATAATCAGAGGATGTTCCGCCTGCACCTTCTTCAACAACCATGACTTCTTCATAGCCAGATCTTTCTATAATTTTAGTTTTTATTTCTAACTGTTTCTTTTCTTTTTGAATTCTTCTTAAAAATGCATAATGTATAATCTGTGTAAAGTATGCAAATGGATTTTTAGATTTCTCTGGATTAAAGTTATTAATATATTGAACACAGTTTTCAATACCATCACATACCATATCGTCTTTAAACATATAGTTTACAAAGTTAGGTTTAAAGGATAGGTGTGTTGCTATCTTTAAGAAACACTCACCAAGGTAATTTGTAATACGAGGTTTTGCTTCACCTCTCTCTGCAGCTAAGGCAACTTTGTCCTTGTATTCTACAATAGCGGCAAGGAACTCTTTGTTATTTACATAGTGTTCCGATCTTTTTCTTGCCATGAAATATGTTAATAATGTTTATTATTCATAATATTATTATACACTATTTTACAACGCTTGACAAGGTGTCTAAAAACAGTTACAATAACCTTTGTAGAGGTTCAAAGATAAGCTTTAGCTATTCTTAAATATATTCTCTAGGCTTTTACGGGCATCTTTGACATTAGATATGTAACCCATTTCCTTTGTCATCTTTGGTTTTGGTTTCTTAATAACATCTTCAGTATCATAATATGCTTTTACAAACTTATTATATGCTTTGATAACTTCTTTATCAGAAACCTCACATGTTGTGATAATATTACTCATCTCCACTATATATGTCTGTTCTCGACCTGTTTTAATCCAAGGTTCAATTTTGATAACACTGATTCCAGGCTTGCGTGAAAAGTTTGAGTGTCCAATCATCGCTGGACAATCTAAAGATATCACATCAGCTTCTGGTGAAAGTTCAACTTTTGCAATTACTTCTTCACTTGTTTTTAGTTTTACAACTGCTAAAAATTTATTTGACATTTTTTTAAAGGTATCGTAAGCATTTCGTAATTAAAATTTTCTTCGTTATATATCTTAACTCTCTCCATCATATGATTTAAAGTATAGTTTTTAGAAGATCCGTATGTAATATCATCAGCAATATCAAATAGAGTTGCTTTAATTTTATTGTCACCCTTTCTTAAAACTCGACCTATGCTTTGTAAGTTTCTGATTTTTGATTTGTTTGGTGATGCGAATATGACGTTGTGAAGATTCTTAATGTTAATTCCTGTTGAGAAGGTGCCGTAAGAGGCAATGATAATTGCATTTTCTTCTTTCTCTGTGATTGTGCGAACTTGTTCCCGATCCTCAGTATCAACTCCTCCGTGAACAAAGAAACATTTTCTATTTTCTTCCTTGTTACTATTTATGAGATCAAACAAAGGAAGTCCATGTGTCTCGACTCTCGTATATAATATCAGTGTATTTCCTTTTTGATCAAGAGTTAAGTTTTTAATGAAGTTATTTCTCTGTGTATGTGTGATTAAATATTGTATTTCATCTTCATAGTTCTCAAACTTTCTTGCTGGATGTTTAAGAGTTAAAACTTTGATATTTAATTTTGATAGATATCCTTTCTTCATTAACTCATCTGTACGAATGATCTTATAGGTAGGGCCAAATAATCCTTCTAATACCCACTTATGTGTTTGTGTTCCGTCAAGTGTTCCTGTAAAACC